GAATAGAAGCACCAACACCAGCTCCATCAATGACTGAGATGGTTGTTTGCTTCTCTACACTGTTAAAAGCAAGACCGGTTGTTGCTGGGTCTGCCGCAAGAAATTGAATAGCCGAACCATCTACATTGAGAGTGTTAGCAGTAATACGCATTTGTGATTGGACAATGGGCGGACCACCAGCCCCTATAAATGATATTAGCGGAAAATATGCGCCACCACCAGCACTATCTTCCATAGAAAGCACTGAGCCCTCAGCAACCGATGTTTCTACAATGCTCACTGAGGCATAAGGTAGCGGACCAACAGTAAGGCGCTGGTTTACTGAAACTGAGTTTGCGACAACTGATGCGATGGGCGTAGGACCAAATAGTTGTGCGGACATTGTGTATACTCATTCCGCTCTATTTTTTTCTAATCACAATAGGCGTTCGTGGAGTTTTGCCTTCTGCCGACCACCAACGGAACGACCACCAGTGCGACCCAGACCGACTGCGCTCATTACATCTTGGACCTCTTTCGGCAGATGAGGTTTTACTATAGGAGCAAACTCACGAACCTTGCTCATAACGTTACCGAGACGAGACAGCACGGACTGACCGCCCACCACTCGTTGGAGTTGAGAGCGAGTGCCCATCGGTGCGAGAGGAGCAGAGATGATGTCCGCCTCCGTGAGCACACCCTTGATTACACGAGATGAACCCTTGATGCTCTCAAAGAACCCAGAATTGACCGTCACGAGGTAGAGCGAGAGACCATTGAGTGCTCCGCCAGTCGTGTTGAGCACCGAGCAGTTGAACTGGAAGGTGAAGTTACCAACCAGCGAGGGTGCTTGACCGGATTGGAGCACGATGTCTTGGGAGGGCTTGAGGACAAGGAAACCACCGACTGTCGCCGCTTGACCGCTGCCCAAGTCACCCACCGCTGTAGAAAGGGCGGAGAGTTTCGCTTGACCAGACCACGCATTGTAGTCGAGGTCCAGACCGTTGCGGAAGGACATCCCATAGAGTTGCTCTGGCGTGTGAGACGAGAGCAGACCAGAAAAGTTATCAAAATTGACGCTAATCTGGGTGATGGGTAGGTAGAAGTCCGCGTCCGTAGGGGCATACGGTCCGAAAGTTCCAGCACCAGTTGTGTATGAAGTGGGTTTGGCGTAGATAATCATTAGGTCTGGGATTTGAGGAAGAGTGATGGTCTGGGACTGGACTTGCGTTGCCGTCTGTCCGATGGGGATGGCGGTAGAGAACGACTGGTTGTAGATGAAACGAGGAAACTCCATATACGGAACGATGGACTTGGGAGGGAGAGGAATGTCCAGAGAGGGCGTAAGGAACTGGACATTCACACGAGAGTTGGTGAATGGAGACCCACCCAGATTGGTTGCGTTGTAGGCAACGGCAGAGAGGGCGCGACCAGCACGAGTGGTGCTACGGAGGACACGACCAGCAGTCTGGGTCTGGGAAGGGGAAGTCATATTCATCACCAGTTGGATGTTCTGGATACCGAACAGACCAGTGTCTTGCTCGTGGGTGTCGCTGAACACGAAGGGCGAGAGCACAATCTTCTCAGTAGAGGTGAACTTGATGAAGATGTTGTAAGCGGTGAAGGGGTTAGGACCAGCACCATTGACGGTGATGATTGGGACTCCATTGACTACATTGACCACCTTCGTGCCGTCGTTGTAGGACGCAGCACCAGCAAGGGACGAACCAGTCGCATCGGTGAACTGGACATTGTAATACGCACCGTTGGGCACTGAACCGCTGTCGCACGAGGTGGAATAGTCACCCAGAGGGTTATTCACCGCACCGAAGGCACGGTCGTAACTCTTGTAGGTATCCAGATATGTGGGGCAAGTCCTCTGGGCACGGTTCTTCTTGTAATCCGCAAGACGGAGGACCTCGTAGAGCACATCACCAGTATTCATCGTGGTCGTGGTGTCGTTGATGGTCGCAGTGAGCGTCTGTGTTAGCGAGTGAAGAGGGAAGGACGCAAGGGCAACATCACGACCGAACACAATGACTGGTTGGCCAATGAGGGCTGGGTCTGCGGCAATCGTTACAACTGATTGAAGGGCACAAGTGGAAGACCATTCTACCGCACGGTCAACAAACACATTCTCACTGGGAACGGTGATGTTGTAGGTGTGCTGACTGCCGTTCGCAGCAATAGAGTTGAACGGAGAGTTAGTAACGGAGAGAGCACCCTTCTCAACGGCATACTTGGGGCGAGACTGGACGATGCGGTCGTCAAAAACCGCTAACTTCTCAATATCGGCAGACATCGTTGTGTATACTTCTCCCATACATTAGTTTGCGTCCAAATCTCACTGACCACTCGCCTTCTTGCGAAACATCATCTTGATGGACACACTGGAAAGGTTGAACATCCGTAGAGGGTAAAGGTTACCATCCAGTCGTGCCTTCCAGAAGACTTGGATATCAATGTTACGGAGTTCTTGGCGAGACGAGGTAAATGCCGCCATACGATACTCGGCGGACGGAACATACTCAATGAATCCACGATAGTTGGCGGCGTTGTCCAGAGGGAGGGCGATGTCGGTTACAATCGGTTGGAAGGCATTCGTGCTGTTGTTATTCGTGCTGTCGTTACCCTCGCCATACACGATGGGCGCACCCACTTGCTCGGCATACACTGGGATGAGGGTGGAGGTGAACACGATTGCCGTAATGGGCGACCAGAGAGACGAGGTGCTCTCGTAGTCTTGAACCTCTTGATAATAAGACTTTCCAGTGAAGGCTGTGGTGATGGGCGGACCAGCCGTCATCTGCGGAGACTGGGGAAAGTAGATATTTGACCCCAGTTTGTTCTGGAAGAGGATTTCATTGACTTGTCCTATCGCTTCATTGCCGTAATAGTTATTATTCAAGTTGGTGAAGAGACCGAACATATTGGTGTTGAACCAAAGGGTCAGCGCCTCCTCATTACCAACAAACCCATTGCCGAACGACCGTGCGTCTGCTCCACCATACCCATAGGTGTCGCCGTTGAGGGTAAACAGATTAGATGAGGAGTTATAGAGGATGGTAGGTGGTTCGGTAAAGATGGAGGGGGCTGGACCAACACCGCCATTGGCGACGAAGAATGCTTGAAACTGCTCTTGGAGAGACAGCGTGGGTTTGAAGGCAGAAATGGGGTCAGTAGAGGTCTGGGTCAGTGCGAGGGTCTCATTCACAAGGTCCAACCAGTGCTGGTAGGTATAGACATAGTAGTATAAACCACGAATGTCTTGGTCGGTAAGAGGAGCATTGGGAAGAGTTTGGCCGCTAGACACATATGCTGGGGCACTCTCACTCACATACTCCACGAACCGACGAGCGTAACCAGTGAAGGTAAAGTTGTTGCCTCCGATGACGATTTTCTTGGTGATTTGGAGACCGACCGAGTAGGATGTGAGATTAATATCACTCTGCCCAAGCTGGATAGACGGAATGAACACTGGAAGGTCCTTGTTCGGTCCATTCATAGTGAAACGAACAATAGAAAAGTAGAACTTGCTGATATCGTTGATAAGAGCAGTGCTGCGTGTCTCTTGAAACCGAACGACTGGGTCAAGACCAAGACCTACCTTTGAGAGTTGGTTGTCGTTGATAATATCCGCATTGTAGTATATGATGTCTGGGTCGCCCAGAGTATCCATTTGCCCAGTGAATTCTACGGTGGAACGATAGGCCATTGTGTATGTATAATGTTTCTATTATTTACCGAGCAAATCGTAGGTCTTGCGTGTGACGAACTCATCTGGCGTCATTCCACTCTTCTTTATCATCTCCGCATACTTGGGGAGCGGAAGGTCTTTAAACAAAAGACGAATGACGCAGTGGCGACCACAAGTGGCGACATCATCATCCACCAGTTGAAACTTGGTCTTGTTATAGACGACATCCAACCCCTTCTCTCGTAACAGTTTGGAGAGGAGGGGGCGGTCTTGCTCCAACTGCGTCCGTTTTCCCTTTCCTACCCAAGTCAGTTGCTTATCCACTGGTTCTCCATAAGGGTCAAAGAACTCAATCTCGTCTGGACGACGGATGAGGCAGACCCAATGGCCGGTGTTTTTGTTCTCGGTGAGGTAGAGCATCATCGCACGACCGTAAGGGTCAAATATTTCGTCAATATCCTTGACTTGTTTGAGATACGGATATGTAAAAATGTGGGTGTCTGGTTCAAGGATTTTGTTGATATCGTCGTCACCCAATGGATATGCCTCCGCCTCTTGGAGTGTAGTCATTCTGCTGTTGTCCTACATCTGGATTACTTTTGATGTGATTCATTGGAACATAGATAGTGATTTTTTCCAGTCCATTCGCCTCTTCTGGTTTGGAAATCTCGGTTTCTTTCGCAAACTTGGTCTTGAACTCGTCCAGAGCGAGTTGAGGCAGTAACGGTGAGATTTCAGCAAGGCGGTCGTATTGTTCTTGGGTGGTTTTGAGAAGGTCGGTAGGTGTGCTGCGTTCATTACGTGGGAGGTTCATCTCAATGTTGAGAAACCGATAGAGACGAGCATACTGAATAGAGGCAATGCGATGACCTTCTGCTCGTTTGGACCACCCAAAGTAGGAGTTAATGGTTTGAAGCACGCTGACCGTAAGAGACCCTAATCCCAATCCTACACTTGCCGCCATCTGATTGCCTTGAAACATTGTAGAAGACCCTACACTCAAAAATCCTACGACCGACGACAGCACAATCACTGGGAGTTCAATCCAAGTGCGGCGGTTGGAGTAGAGCATCTCACTGCGTTTGTGGAGATACGACAAGCAGTGTGCCTTCTCCCCAGTAGAAGCAAAATAGTCTTCTAACGAAGAAGACCAAGTAACCTTTTTATTGATTTCGTCCATAGTCTATAAAGAGATTACAAATAAAAGAGATTGATGAAAAGGAATATGATGCGATGTAGGGTCGTGTAGGGTAAATCGCAGACTTTGCCTCGCGTATGGGATATTTTGTCCAGCTATGGAGAAAGTCTGCGATTTGTCCTACACTGCCCTACATCGCATCCTATAACCTATCATTATACCACTTTCACTTTTTTAATCTATTTCTATTTTGCTAACCTATTCCTTATCTATTTCTATTTTGTTGTGTTCTATTTCCCTTGTATAATGATATGGTCTATACTACGATGTAGGCTGATGTAGGATGAATCGCAGACTTTGCCTCGCGTATGAGGTTTTTTGTCCAGCTACGGAGAAAGTCTGCGATTTACCCTACACTGCCCTACATCGCATCCTATAACCTATCATTATACCAAGAACTGAAATAAAAAAGGAATAGAAAAATAATAGAAAAATAATAGAAAAATAATAGAAGAGTAGTAAAGATGTGCGACCAAAAGTCTGCCTCTTTGAAAGGGGAACATCCCCATTGAAAGAAGTATTGATTTTGTTGAATAGATTGTGAAAAGGCATTTAAACGTAATGAACCATATTTTATGCGATGCGAGTGAGTGTGATTGAGACTGCTGGTTCTGCTGGAACGGAAATCGGTGGTCCAACGAGTGGCGGATAGTTCGTCGCGGTCATCGCAACATCTGGGGACGAGAGGACAACTTCTACGGTATCGCCAGATACGAGAACCATTGAGATGATGATAGTCACACTATTCTGTTCGTTCGGAGTGACGCTTAACCGACTTGCCGTTAAAGGGACATCCACACCATTTTTACGCAAATGAACGAGTGCGAGTTGAGGACTGGGCGTAATCGTATCCAGTGCGACACGTGCCTCTACAAAGAATGTCCCTCCATTAGGACCATCGTAACGAAGGGTTGTCGGTGTTGGAAGAGAAAAGTGCTGCGCTCCCCCTTGTGCGGTGGAAGAAACTATTCCACTCAAGGGAATGGCTATCTGGTTGGTCACGCCTACTGGGGTATCAAAGATTCCTTGAATAGCAGTCACAGAAGTAGGACGAAAGAGCGATTGTTCGCCAGTAGAGGACAATGGAAGTTGGTGGGCTACGTTCAGTTGTCCGGTCGTGTCCATCCACAATAGTCCAGTGGTCGTAGGACTAACAAGGCTGTCGCCGCCAAATGCTAAAGACAGACCATTCGTCCCATCTTGGTTTCCGATGATATTTGCTTCAACTATCGCACCCTCCAATATAACATATTGTGGACCAAATCCTACCCATTCTGCTCCAATCTTGAAAACCCCATCTCCCAACTTGAAATACCCCTTCTTGTCTTGGTCAAGCAATGGGTTAGGGTCTTGCTTCAACCAGTGGAACTCGGCAACGGTTACATTGTTGAGAGGAGACGCTGGGTGCGGAGGGTTAATCGTAATATTGATGGGAAGAGGATTGATTTGGACCGCAGACGGAGAGAGGTAGGAGAGGATGGGCACAGAGGATATCGCTACCGTATTGGTGAGTTCCCCCACTTGAAGCGTTGCTGATGTCCCAGAGTTCGTATAAACAAGGGTAGGGTTACCTCCTCCTCCCCCATCATCCACGCCTAGTGCGTCCCTCATAGAAGGGTCATTCAACTGCGAGATGGACATTATATACTTCTACATATATTATTCTTGGTGTAAAACTTTGGCGTAGTGCTGGGACACGAGGTATTGCGGATAGTTCTTTGATACCGAAATCCAGCGTCCCAACTTGCGGAGTTCCTTGATTTGGTCTTGGTCCATACCGATATGGGTGGCGAGGAGGTATTTGAGGGCGTGGTAGGAGGTCGCTTGGGGATAGATAACAAAATGAGTTGCCTCGTTGAGCAGTAACCGTGTCTTCTTGTAGTTCGTGATGTAGTGCGTCAAGCAGAGCATCGTAGTGTTCGTGTGCCGTCCTTGAATAGCAAGGTCATCAATCAGCGTCTGGACGGTCTTGCCCTCTGCTCCTTGAAAGGTATCGTAGTCGTCAAAAATGACCATACAATCACGAAACTCATCAACGCTGGGATAATCATCCACAAGGGACTGGATGCTGATGCGTTTTGGTTTCCCCACCTTCATCGTGTCCAGAGTGCTATCCTCGTTCAGTTTGGAGATGAGATAGACATCACGAGAGGGAAACAACTTCTTATAACCCTCTGCGAGTTGCCGTGCGATGTAGGACTTTCCAGACCCACTCGCGCCAGCGATATACCATATCTCTCGCTTCGTGGGGTCTGGCGAGGGAATGAGTTGAAAGGTGCTATCGTCTGGGATGCGGAGACTGGTATCCCTTTCTTGGTCGTTTCGAATGCGATTGTAGAGAGTGCGGATTTGCTCCGTCTCTCCCACCATCTTCTCTGGCGGAATGCCTTTGGCGATTGCCTCCTTGATGCGGTTGAAGACTTGGATGCGATGGGTAGGTTTCATCTCCTTCAACTCCTTCTCATACTTGAGGGCATCCACCTCCTTCTTGGGACGCTTCCCCTTTGTGCTGTCGTCCTCGTGGAGGTAGAGAATGTCGCCATCATCGTCACCACCACGCACAATGGCGATAGGGCGTGTGCCTTTGGGTGCTTCTTTTCCTAGAGAGAGGAAGGGCATTGTATACTTCTAATAAAAGAAATGAACTGAACTGATTTGTTATGGTAAAAGATGGGACGGAGGCGGTAAAAGTCCGTGTTTGGTAAGAAAGTCCGCAGAGTAGGATGTAAGAAATCCGTAGAGTTGAGACCGCAATTGACGCAGTAATCTTAAAAGTTGAGCGTGGTTCTGGACATACAAAAGAGGATTGGATGCCTTCTGGATGACCTCTATGACCACCTCTTCCTCCGCCAGATACTTGGGCAGCGTTACATTCGCAAGGCGGTTACGGAACTGGTCAATCTCAAACTGGACTTTCTCTTTTGGGATAGACCCTTCGTTCTCCAAGAGGAACTCCAATGTCCCAATGTCTCCATAGACCACATAGATGCGTCCCAAGTCTCCGTTGAACAACTGGGTCAAGACCGACAGCAAGGGATATGCCCCTTGTATCCGTGCGAGAGCAAACATCCGCTTGGACATCTTGTAATAGTCCTTCTCGTGGTAGAGTTCATACACATTCTCCTTCAATCCCTCTACAACGTCTCGCATCGCTGGGTTCAGCACCTTGCGACCCTTGCGGAACTCGTAGATACAACTAAAATCAGTGAAGCGGTTACCTTGGACCCACGCAACAACATCCATTTTTGTGATTGCTGGACTTTGAATGCCGTCTTCCAGAGTATATTTGCGTCCATCTCGCAGTATCTTGAACCCCTTTGCGACCTCTGCTGGTGTCCATCTCACGATATGATATCGAAGGTCTCGCTGGAGAGCCAAGAACTCTAACGGTGTTACATTCGTTTTGACCAGTCCAATCGCCGTATTGCGTTCCTCTCGTCCAATGACCCCTTGCTCGAACAATGCCTCTAACTTCTTCTTGATTGCGGTAGAGTTGTAACCTACAACCCTTTCGTTATCAATCCGTATATCATCTTCAATCACTTTCCATTCTTCCACACTTCCGCACTTGATATCCCCTACATAGGTGCTTTTCCTATCCATCAATGACCGTATGATGGACTGGAACTTCGTGGCGGTTAGCGCAATGCTCTTTACTTGAACGACCTCAAACGCATCGTAGTCACCAGCATAGAGTTGCGACTTGTAAGAACCGCTACCCAATGTTTTCATTTGTAGAAGGTTGGTAAACGACATCTGTTGTAGGACATCCGTAACATCAGTGGAGTAGTCGTCTGGGACTTTTCTCTTCACAAGGATGTTAGAGTTCATTCTATAGTTCTTACCTATATTTTTTGCTATTTGAAAGGCTACCTCTTGACCAACTGACGGAACTGTCCGCCCTCCACTCGTGGTTCTAGACGACCCTCAATCACTGCTGTCTTGATGCGGTCAACGAGGGTCTGGCGAACGGATTTGTAAGTGGAAGCAGCAGTAGGTCTATAGTTAGTTACATCCTCCCATAGCTCAGCGATTTGACGAATGGCGACTGCGGCTGTGGGTGCTGTTCCATCTCCCACACGACGATTCACCTCTGCGGTAATCTGTGCTTGGGTGCGAGGTCTTTCATCGTCTGCTCCTTCTGCTCCTTCTGCGACAACCTCACCACCCCCATCCTCATCACCCCCATACTCATCCACATCACCCCCATCCTCTTCCACACCATCTGCGGCGACATCCTCTGGTTGAGGAGGAGGAATCTTGACTTGACGAGCAAGACCGATATCACGAAGGATTGACTTGACCGCACGAATGCGGTCTTTGAGAGGAAGATTGATGATTGCTTGCTGACCGAACCGCTCACCACTTGCTCGTTGGTCACGAACAACAGCAGTGAGTTGCGTATCCACATCGCTCGCTTGACCCAGATACCGCTGAACGACTGAAATCCAGATAGTCAACGCACGACGCATAAACTCGCTGACTGCCTCCTCCTTCTGCTGCTCTCGGTTTCCTCTGGGTCTCACTGGTGCGTCATCCCCTTCGGTTTGGAGGAGACCTTCTAGTATATCGTCAATGCGACGCTGGTAGTTAATCAGTTCCTCCACGTCATTGCTGTCGTAGTAGGGGAGGATACCCAGAAACTTGGTTACCCACTTGGAGAGTTCTGATGCTTGGCTGCGTTCCACCACCCCAGCACTATACTCATTCTCAAGCGCCTTGAACTCCAACGCATACTGGTCCTTCATTGCCTCCTTCTCGCTCAGTTCCTTCATCGCTGGGGGTGCTGCTTGTGTAGGAGGGTCACTCTCCATCGCACGGAATTGCTCCGCACGAGCATCCAGTATCTTGCGACGATACTGCTGTCCCTCTGGTGTCGAAAGAGCACCTCCCATCAGTCGTGACGGAAAAGTCTCACGAGTGTGGTTAATCCCAAAGGGCACAGAGGACATCAGTCCAGTCGGTGTAACACGGAAACGAGGAGTGCGGTCGTAGAGGCGTTGTGCCGTCCGTGTGGACTGAACCTTCGCCATCGCCATCCGTCTCGCATCCGCACCAAAACCGTGTATATCTTCCCCAATCTCTGCGTTCTGCCCACTCGGCATCCGCCCCATAAAGTAGGCACTTCCCAAATCACGAAACTCATCCGCAACCGCTGGAAAAGACAGTTGAGGACGACTCATAGTTGCTGTTCTGCTCATTGTGTATAATTAGTGTTCACATATTTAGTCAGTCAAATCTCACAATGTGAGGTTCGGTTGATACAACGATACCCAACAATCTGTCCTTTTTCTTGGTATAACGGCGTTTGGGTTTCCTAATAGGAGGGGGTGGCGGCGGAGGAGTCTTTGTATCATCCATCTATACTCTACCACCTATTTTTTTATGAACCTTGCTCCTTGATGAACTTGGACGCTTGTCCCAGCGTCATTCCACGCTCCCTCATCAACTGGCTCACCATTGCCCCACGAGCACGACGACCATCCGTAGGGGACGCCTTCGCACGACGGCGACGACCGCCGACTGTCTCTACCATATCATCCCCTCTCCCACGACCGAGACCCAGTGCGGAAAGACCAGCAGCACCAGCAGCACCGTAAGGACCAGCAAGGGGAAGCAAAGGTTTGACGATAGAAGCAAGAGGACGGATAACACTCATAAATCCCTTCTGGAAGTCATCAAAGAACCCAGCACCCTTAATATCATTCATCATCTTCGAATGTGTGCGACCCAGAGGTTGTCCACCCCCAACAGCACGAGCAAGACCCATTAACTGACGCTCTGTAAACATACCGTCATTCATCGCACCGCCAGACATCGCACCGCCAGACATCGCACCGCCAGACATCGCACCGCCAGACATCGCACCGCGACCGAGACCCACCATTCCAGCAAGATTGCTAATGAAAGGGATTCCCAAGTCACTGATAAACCCCCCACCAGCGAGTTGAGGTCGACCGCCACGCATATGTGCGTGTGCTGCGTTTTGAAGCTGACGATACTGGGTAGCAGAAGTTCCCATTCCAGTTAATGCTCGTTGCTCGGCAAATTGTCCCTTGATTTGATGGACCATAGGGTCACGAAGTCCCATATTATATTGGTCTGTTCCACGACCACCAATAGCACGACGGTCATTCATTTTGTATACTCTACTCACACATTTAATCCTCGCCCATTTGTGATTTCGTCCAGAACAAATCACGCATACCAGTATATACGATGTCCTTTGAATATGACGAGGCAGCAGATTTGATGGGGGAAGGTATGCCGAAGGGTAACAAACGTGCTGGATTTATTGGGCTAATGGTTGCGAAGGCACGGAGACCGAAGGGTCTTCAACGCAATGACCGAAGTTATGCGACAGCACAACGCCCCAAGAATACCCCAGCGAACTTTGACCTTTCGGCAGTCGGCAATCCGTCCAAAGACCTTCAACAGCGGTTCGGTAAGAAGAAGAAGATGTCTGTGGTGGATAAGTCCGCAAAGGGTCGTTTTACAAAGGAGGACCGAGATGAACTCAAACGCCTTGCCGAAGGAGGTAACCAAGCAGCAACGAGCAAGTTGGAGGAAATCCAAGCGGCAGAACGAGCACGGAAGGGGAAGCAATTATACAAGAAGCGGCAATCCAATCAGCAACAAGAAGTCACCATTCCCACCACACAAGTTGTAGGTGGTGCTTTGACGAAGGGTGGTCGCAAACCTACCGACAATCAGTTTCTCTCCCTTGTGAAGACTTCGTATCAAGCGACCCCCCCTCCTCAACTGGAAGGGTTTCAACTCGTGTTCAATACGCCGACTGTGGATGCGTTTGTGGATGAAGCGACAAAGTCTGTGGTGCTCACTCTGCGTGGGACAGTGCCCACCGACAAGAAGGACTTGTTTGCGGATATGAACATCCCTCTCAATCGTCTCTCTCGCACCGACCGTTACATCAAAGACAAGGCACTGGTCGTCCAAATCCTTGAACGCTATCCCCCAGACCAGTATGAAATCTACCTCACCGGTCACTCGCTGGGTGGTGCTGTCGTCAATCAGTTGAAGCGAGATTTCCCTATGCTCAAAGATGCCCAGACCTATAATGCTGCGTTCCAACCCTATGACCTTCTGCGACAACAGAGTGGACAAATCAAGCGAAAGTATGTATCCACTGACCCTCTCTACAAACTGGGCGGTCGTCTGTTCCAGAATGTAACCGTTGTGCCTCCCAAGAGCAAGACAATGTCGTCTCTGGGCACGATTGGGACACTCTACGATACCTATCAAGGACACGCCCTTGCGAACTTTGAGGGAAGTGGTCGCCCAGCACAGCAACTCGTCACTGAGAGTGGAAAAGTTCATCGTGGAGCATTCCACGAAATGGGGGACGGAGCACTTCATAGTGGAAAGACGCACACGAAAAGTTCTAAACCTCTGTTTGTAAAGGAATAAGGTGCTGGTGCGGCACATTGATACAAGGTTGAGTCTCGCATCGGCCGTCTCTCCACACACTCATTGATGTTACGTCAAATGTGTCCCAGAGTGCCTTGTCGTAAGGGAGGTAAAATATGCCGTCATTGTATTTCCAAATGTAGGTGTATTCCACGTTTTGTAGTTGGTTGCGTATTTTGGAATAGTTAAGCAATGCCGTAGGAAACTTGTTATGATTAATACGTCGACCCTTCAATTCCTTCTTTTTAGTCTGGCTCTCATTCCAGAAGTCCCAGCGGTCATACTCATTGACCTCCCCATTGGGCAGTGTCTCCTTGTGATGCGGCTCTTTAAAGAACTCGTTGAGAATAGGCAAAACCTCATTTTCAGTCATACGACCAAAATCAATGTCTTGTTGTTTCTTATTAATAAAGACTTTATTCATAATAATAGGCAAGACTTTTTTCATACTGAGATAAACCAGCCATCCTTTAAATGCTATTTCACAAATTACCTCTACAAGTGGGGCAGTGCCTCACGGTCTGGTTGAACCGCACTGATACACGCCTCGCAGTAGAAATGACCGCACTTGGATGTGGAGGAACTCTGATGCGATGGTCTCAATACACTCAAATTCCTTGCCGAATAGGCAGAACTCCTTGATGGTCTCACATAGGGTTTGCTGTCTGGTCTCACATAGGGTTTGCTGTAAAAAGCAAAATAGAAGAAAAGATTAAAAGTAAGTAGTATAATGATAGGTTATAGGATGCGATGTAGGGTAGTGTAGGGTAGTGTAGGGTAAATCGCAGACTTTCTCCGTAGCTGGACAAAATATCCCATACGCGAGGCAAAGTCTGCGATTCA